GTTCATTATAAAAAACAGACTCTCCTTGTATTAACTCTTCTCTTTTAGGTTCTGCGTTTTTAAAATCTTTAAATTTTGGATTCCTTAACATTATCGAATCTAAAATTGTATAGGCGTAAGGCAACCTAGAAGCAAAAGCACCTAAAAGAGAAGTAGAAGGATAACTTTGATCCTGAACTGGGCCTAACGTATTACCAGGAACAGCATTATTGTTGGTATAAGGTCTATAAATCATTGTTGGTATTATTTAATGTTTTTGTGTACAATTTGCCATTTTTATAAATGCATTTAAATTACTTTATGAATTTAAAAACAAATACACTAATAATTAATTGGTTAAATGAACAATTAGATAAAATTATCTTTAAAACAAATTATATAAATGAAATGATTTACGATACAGATAATGGTGAAGTTTTAACATTTTTACACGGCCAATTAAAATCTTTAGAAAAACAATGTGAAGACATCGGGAAAAAGATTGATTTTGAAAAAAAAGAAGTATACTTACTTTTAAAAAAATAATATGAACGGCAAAGGAGATAAACCAAGACCTGTAAATAAAACAGAATATGACAAAAACTATGACACCATTCAATGGCAAACTAGTAAAAAAAGCACATCACAAGTAAAAAAGAAAAAAGGTAAGAGTGTCTTTGTTTATAAATAATTTTTTTTTATTGACAAAATAAAAAAATAAAATAAAATCAAAACCTAATCGAAAATATATAACAAATCAAAAATATGAATCAAGAAACAGTTGAATTGGTAAAACAATATATCACAGAAACCCTTAAAGATGTTAATGGAATTTCTAATTCCGCTTATACATTGTTGGGGTATATGATGAAGACAGATCGCAATCTAGCTTCTCATCTTCATGATGTTTATGACCAATGTATTGAGACAGGAAGTCGTCATTTTATACCGACTGACGATTTTATCGATTAATCACACATACCTGCTTTAGCAGCGTCGTAATTGATAGAACGAGTAACAGCTTCAAGATTATCTGCACAAACCGCAATTTTTTGTTGCATCCAGGGTTCTACATTAATACCATTCATTACATAACTATGTAATTTTTTAGCATTACTAAAAAGTGAAAACAAATTAGCCATTACCATATAATTTTCTTCACTCTCTTCTTCTGCTCCTCCACAACCACAATCTTGTTTCAGTTCAGGTTCATTTCCAATAGAAAGAGTAACAGGTTCTGTTTGGGAATCAACTTCTGCATCTAATTGTGGAGCACTAGAAGGAACATTAACAGTTTTTTGAACTGCTGAAATGTAAGCTTCTTGGAGGAGAGTAGAGTCTTTAAATACCATAAAATTATATATTATTTAATCATTTAGGTAGAATTTTAATAAAAAACATTTATATTAATTATCAATGAGTAAAAAGTGTGTAGTTATTTTTAGTTCTGGAATGGATTCCACTGTAGTTCTTCATCATTGTTTAAAAGAATATGAAGAACTTTATTGTTTAACTTACGATTATAATCAAAGACATCGTAAAGAAATTGATAAGGCTTTAGAATACACTACTAATTTAGGTGTAGGAGAAGGCAACTCTATCAAACAACATGTGGTGGTTGATTTAAAATTTCTTTCTCAATTAGCTCCTACTTCAGCCTTAACTAATAAAGACATTAATGTTCCTCAAATGAAAGAGGTTATAGGAGAAGCTCAAAATAAAGCTCATGTGCCTAATCGCAATATGATTATGTTATCTATTGCAGCCTCTTATGCAGAAGCTAATGATTGCTCTGATGTTTTTTATGGTGCTGCTTTGGTTGATGATACTAGTGGGCATTGGGATGGTACATCTCAATTTAGAAATAGCCTTAATGAGTGTTTGGCTTTTAACAGACTTCATAAGGTTCAGATTCAAGCTCCTTTAGTTAAAATGTCTAAGAAAGAAATAATTGAATATGGAATTTCATTGAGTGTTCAATTTGATAAAACTTGGACTTGTTATGAAGGAAAAGATTTAAGTTGTGGTACCTGTCCTGCTTGTTCGGCTCGTCTTCAGGGATTTATAGAAGCTAAAAAGATTGATCCACTTTCATATTCAAAAGAAATACCGTGGCAAAAATTTAATTGTATTTCAATATAAAATTATGTGTAATATTAGTGGTGCTCCTTCTTTGGAGAAAGCTCATCAACTTTATATAGATGGTTTAGAAAGAGGATCTTTTGCTTCTGGTGTTTTGGTATTCACTCAGAATCATTTTTACCTTTCTAAACAAGAATCTCCATTTACTTTGGAAAATTTAAAAAAGGAATTAAAGTCTTTAGAAGAATTTCCGATATATTATCTTTTTCATTCTCGCGCTCCAACCAATTCTAAAAATCTTTCTTTTGATTATTGTACCACCCATCCTTTTAATTTTGGGTTTAATTTTGTAGCACATAATGGTATTATACAAAATTTTACTGACTTTAGTAATCATAAAGAATTTGAAGTAGATTCGTCTATTATACCTTACCACCTTTCCATGAACAAAGGAGACATAATTAAAACCTATTCAAATTATAAAGGTCTTTTAACTTCCTGGATATATGATACAGAAAAACTTTATTTAGTAAAAGCAGGTTCTTCTCTACATATGGATCAAGATTCTTTTAGTTCTATTGCATTCAAAGGTTCACAACAGATAGAAGAAGACGGTATCATTTATGAATTTACGGGTTTAAATTTTAAACAAATAGGAATTTTTCCTTACAATAATCCTTATTTCCTTTTATGATTAACAAACTATTAATAGTTACTTGCACTCAAGCTAAAACTGATAAAGAATTTGAACAAAAACCTATTTTTTTAAGTTTAAAAAAACAATACGAAAGTAATACTGATATCAGTTTCCATCTTTTTAAAGACAATAAAAGAGGATTAGGATTATGTTATAATGAAATTCTTAAAGATCCTAAACATCTTGATAAAATTGTTTTATTTGTTCATGATGATGTGGTCTTAGAAGATTTGTTTCTTTATGAAAAATTAATCAATAGTCCTTATTCTATTACTGGATTGGCTGGTACCAAATCTTTTAATAAAAAAGCAGATAAGATGGCTTGGCATTTAGCTTCCAACGGAAGAGAAGATTTTGTCGGAGAAGTAGCTCACTCTAAAGACAATCAAAAGTGGACGACTGTATTTGGTCCTACACAATCTAGAGCGTTGATAGTCGATGGTTTATTCATAGCTTGTAAAATTAAAGACTTAGTTGATAAAGAACTTTACTTTGATGAACAATTTGAATGGCATCACTATGATATGTCTTTTTGTTTAAGAGCCAATGAAAAAAGAGTTACTGTTGGTGTTTTGCCTATTAAAGCTCTTCATTATGGGTTGGGTGATTCTATGTTAACTTCAGAATGGGAAGAGTCTAATAAAAAATTTAAGGAGATTTATTCTAACTAATCTATATAATACAGCTTTATGATTATTACAAGACAACAACTAAAAGAAGCTTCAGGGTCTGATTATTATTGTGGAAAGATTCTTCATCAACCTTTCGGTTACAAATTTTTAAAGAAAGCCGTAACCCCTACAGGGGATATTATTTCTTTTATTGCTCCTATGGAGGTTACAGACAATCTCATTGATTTAGAAGACTCTATGAGTAAAGATTACATTTATTCCGATATGGCAATAAATTTCCTTATTGAAATTCCTAATATTGATTTGTATGCTGCAATTTGTTTTCAACGACTTTTTAATGCTCAACTAGGATCTCTGCTTTGTTCACAATATATTAAAAATTGTGGATACGTTGATGGTGATGATATTATGATTATAGACGGAGAAGAGCATAAAAAATGTTCAGTTTCTATTGCAGCTCAAAAGAATAATTGCGCTTTAATTCATACAGGCATCAATATTCGAGCAGGCGATAAGGCTCCTTCTTTTGCTTATTCAACTAATTTAGAAGAAACAGAAGCTCTTAGGTTCATGCAAGAAGCTGAAAATCTTTTTCAGAACATGACCATGGATATCCATATTGCTTCTCGTAAAGTCATTGTATGACAATCTTTGATTATCTCAAAGATATTGTATCTTTCAAAAAAGGGGACTTATCTTTAGAAGGATATGTCCCTTTTCTTATTAATAGATGGCTCAGTTTCTTATCACCTTCTTCTTGTTTTGCTATAAATGAATCTGTTAATTCTTTAGGTAATATAGATAAAGATATTCATTATAAACTTTTAATATCTTGTTTTCCTAAACAGAAATATATGTCGAAAATAAATTACATTAAAAAAGTTAAAATAGATAAAGAAGATCAAGATAATAAAATTTCTATCTTAGCTAAAACAATGGAACTTTCTCAAAAAGAAATTCAACAAATGGTTGATTTTAATGAAACCATTAATAAATCAAATATATGAATCTATCAAGAGAAAATAACGGAATCACACCCGAAGACTATAAAGACCTTCCACTTCCAGAGGATTATGAAATTACTGAACTTTTAGGTGATGTAATTATGGTCAAGTATCTAGACATAGTTGATGGTGGTGTTAAAAGGAATGGAATTATTTTACCAAATCAAGTCGTTGATCATAGAGCATGGAGAGTAGGAGAAGTGGTATTAGCAGGGCCTAATTGTAAGCAGGTCAAAAAGGGTTGTAAAGTTCTTTTTCCAGGGGATCGAGGTCTTCAAGCTATTAGACAAAAAGAAGGTATGGTCATCTTCCTTTCAGAAAATCGCATTTTTGGTATTTGTGACGTCAAAGAGAGTGTTGCATGAGACTAGGAAGAGATGCATTGGCTTTAATGCTTCTTCAAAATGTAATCGAATTAAAATTTCGTAGAAGAATTAATAAGCAAGGATTCAATGATTACAGACGAATGCTCTGTACCAATGATCGTAATTTATTATTGTCTAAATTAGGAAGAGAAATTTTAAATTATGACCCACCAAAAGGTTATGGTCTTTCTTATGACCCCAAAGCTAAAAATTTAGTTATTGTTTATGATATTTTTATGCAAAATTTTAGAGCTATTAATTGTAATGACGTAGAAGTAGTCTCTGTCATTAAAACCTCTCCAGATCCTGTTGAATTTTGGAAATACTTTAACGAAAAAATTTACCCAATGACAGCTGATCAAAAAGCTTCATTTATGAACAAATGATTAACGTATCAAACATTTATTTAGAACAATTACCTTACGAAGATTTTTTTACTAAAAATTTACAAAGCAATCTGTCTTTTGATTTAGGTAATAAAACAATCAGAAAAGGTCGTTTAATTATTTTTAAAAAAAGTCATTTTTTTATTCAAATATCTATTTTATCTTTTAAAAATTTATACGAAACATTTGAGGTGCCTATCCCATTTAACGTCGAGATATACCCAGATGAAAATTTAATATATTTTGATTATAGAATAAAAACACTAGTAGGACGTAATGAAGATTTAAATGATTTGATTACTAGCCAAATAAACAAAAACAATTATTCTCATTACCTTAACAAGATATTAGAAATTCATAGTCGTATTAGTTAAATATAAAAAAAATATGAATACTCCTAAATTCAATGAACTTCTCGAAAAAGTTCTTTTTAACTTACAAGAAAAAAAATTAACTAATGTTAGTTACACCTTTAATGATATTAAAGCAGGCCAATTAGACAACAATGAAAGAGAAAGAAGAGTTTGGGAGATCGGATTTAAAGAAGGAGAAGGCCTTTCTAGTGGTGAACTTTTAGATCTTTTAACTAACCGAACAGGATTAAAAGTATCCGCTATTTTAAGAATTTTGGATAATCTTGAAAATCAAGGTGTAGTTGAAACATCTGAAGGTTCTTCTGAAAAAGATTTAGAAGACATTGAATCTTCAGACGATGAAGAGCTTCCTCACCCTGATTACGAAGAAGGAGAAAATCCTTTTGATATAGAAGATCAAGATGAATATTACGAAAGTGTAGAGACTTTAGAAGAAGCAAAAAAACAAAAAACAAATCCCTGGGCAATCGCAAAAGCCATGGCAAAGAAAAAAGGTTATGGTCCTAAGAAAGAAGAAAAGATTGTCAAGGCTATTAAGAAAAGCCTCAAGAAGTAATACGAATTAATTCTATTCCGAAAACTTCCGCTAGATTTATAGTAGAAGGGTCGTGTTGGTAAATATCTTTGTATACTATTTTCTTAATACCATAAGAAGCTAAAGACTTTAAACAATCATTACAGGGAAGTAATGTTACTGCTGCAAGATAACATTCATTGGGTTTTACGTATCTTAAAGAATTGGTTTCAGAGTGAACTACATACTTTCTGCGTTCATCGCGGTCAGACCAATTTTCTGCCATGCCAGACGGAAATCCGTTAAACCCCAAAGAAGCAACACTGTGATCATGTCGAAGAAGACAACACCCCACTTTTATAAAGGGGTCTTTAGATTTTAAAGAAGCTACTTCAGCTAACTTTAAAGCATATTCTTCCCATGAAATGTCAGTTAACCTGGTATCCATTATTTGTAGACCAAATAACTTGTTTAAAATTATGATATCTTAGTAGAGATTGACAAGAGGAACAAGGTTTGGCTAAAGCTATTTTATTGTTTCGGTCATATCTTAAATTAATTAAAGTACATTTACGTGTATCAATATTCGTTAGTCTCTTTAATTTTAAGATAGCGTTCAATTCAGAACAAATTTGTTTTTGATCAGAATAATCTTCTCCTGTAATTCTAGAAATTTTTTTGTTTCTAAGATTTACAGGGTGTGTTTTATTGACATTAAGACCTGTGGATATTAAACGGTTCTTGTAAAGAATAAAAGAAAAATGTCTACAACGATTAGCATTGTGATTATCTAAAAGAGAAAGAGCAATATCTTCTAATTTTTCAAATCGTATAGTTGAAGAAATCATTAAAATGATAATTTAAAACAATTTTAAATTATCCTCATTTAAAAATTCCCAAAGTTTATTTCGTGCATCTTCATAAACTTTATATTGTTCTTCTGTAAGACTTTCATCATATTTAATTTTACTTCTAAGATGATTGTCGTATTCCAACAAGACCGAACGATATTTCCAACCATTGTTAGCTGTTTCAAATTCTTCTTGTTCTTCTGGTAGATTATATTTCAGAATCGCCTTCATCTTCATCCTCTCTTTCTTCTGATGTTTCCTTGACAATAGCTATAATTTCATCATGGTTTAAAACAAAACCACTCGCTATTAAAAATTCTTGAAATGTTTCCAAAAGACATTCCAAGTCTACTTCATCATTCAAAGTGATTTCTATTTTTTTAGGTGGAACGGTTACAATACCATCTGCACCTCGATTTTCTTTTATAAACTTATAACACACTTCTGGTTGTTTTTGAATAATCATAGAAACTTTTTAATAATAAAGTACTGAACACTAGTACAAGCTCTTGACAGGTTATAAAAGATACTTGATGTCTTTCGCCAAAACCACTTCCATCCTACATAAGAAGCATACCTCTTAAAAACATTCCATGGATGTTTTTGTTCTTTTTTATATTCTTCTTGCCATTTTTGATTAGAGATGGAACGAGAAGCTTCTTTTTTAAATTTTGATAATTCAATTTTATCTAGTTTACCATAAACAAAATAAGCATCAAACTCAACCCAATAATCATTCTCTTCATCATAATCATCATAAGTGTAAAATTGAATTTTACCATGATAGTCTTCTATTTTTTTATGATAGGTTTCTTTTTCAATGACTTCCTTCCAAATATCCCAAGATTTAATTTTTTGGGATTTTCTTTCTTCGGGAGTATAAGGAATATAATCCCTTTCGATCACGTGTTCATAAAGAAACCCGTCTTCAGATATGAAATATTCTAAAAGACAATTGTCTAGGTCTTTGGTTTGAAAAGTATAATCTTTCCAATCAACACTTAGTGATTTAAGATCTTCAGGAAGAGGAAGATCTTGTTTTACTTTAATTGAATCAAACATTCCCATAAAAATAGAATAATCTATTTTTGAAGATTGTCAACTTATTTCATTGGTATTCGTTTAATGTATTCAGAGTGTAAAGTTTTTAAGAAAGGAAATTCTAATTGTTTGTCTCTAACGAATTGATCCATTTTTTGTGGAGTATTAACATCTATATTAAATTGTCTTTTAAGTTCTTGAACTATTTGTTTTTTTAAATCGAATAACTCTTCCCATAAACTATTATGAAGAAGTTTTTGATCTATTTGTGAATTGTTTTTTTGTGATTTGTAATCACGAAGTAATTGATTTATTGTGGGTTTAATTTCATTTACCAATAAATCTTTAAGATCTTCTTCTAAAAGAACTTGCTCACAAATTAACTTAAAATCCAAAGATACATACATTTGGATAATATTTAACGAATTTTATTAAAGAATAACCAAATTTTAAGACAGAGATCAGAAAGAAGAGGGAAACAGGGTTTCAAATTAATGATACGATTATCTTCTTCTGTGAGGTTTGCTTCTACTTTAATTTGATTGAATTCTTCTTCTGAGATAAATGTTTCTTCTTTGTTCATGGCTTCATAATAAAGATTTTAAATAAAACGGCACGCTTTTAATGAAAAGATTTTTTTTGTTCTTCAGTTTTAAAGTCCATCCAAATAGGACAAATGTATCGCTTACCCATCTTCAAATGTTCTTCTAATTCTTTTTCAATACGATTAGCTTCTTCTAATCGACCTTGTTCTCTAAGAATTTTAGCAGTCTTTTTAACTCTAACCCTACCAGTCAATTTATACTTTTTGATTCGTTGATGGTCTGGAGTCACTTTATAGCCATACTTTTCAAATATATCCTTGGCAGTATATGGCTTATCTTTGAGTTCCCATATCGCGTAAAAACGTTTTTTGGTGCTTCCCATCATGTAGTTATTGCAATAAACTTTTTTACCGTTTAGTGAGATCATATTAATTCGATACTTCCCGATACCCAATCTCATGTTTCCTGTGGTATAAAAAGCTGTCTTTTCTGTGATCTCTATAGGCTCGTGAGTCTCTGCATCAAAAACATAAGCTCCAGGAGGTGCCCAAAGATTCATATCTTTGAATACTTGACCTTGATAGTTAGCTAATTTACAAAATGCCATAATCAAAGTATGACAAATTTATTAAATTATATCAACTAAAAAAAATATTATTTGAAGAAAAGAAATCCTGCCGAACTTTGCATTTTCGACATACTTAATGCTATAGAAGGTTTAAACTGTAATATAAAAGAGTAAGCACTTTCTAAATTCTGCACTACACTTTCTCCATTAAATTTAAAATAAACCATGTTTTTATTAGTGTCATTGGCAAAAACAATTCCGTTAAATTTTTGTTTTTCTTGATAACAACAAAGATGTAAAGCCCCAATCAAAGCAGACAATTCGTAGGTAAAGTACCTTTCATGGTGTTTTTTAAAAAGAGAATTTTTATTAGAAACTACAAGGTCCTTAATTTTATTTTTAACCGCTTCTTCAGAAGAAATGTTTTTATAATTTCTTGCCGCAAAAACACCACTAGCTAATTGATCATCAGATAAAATTTCATATTGGCTGAAAAATGCCAATAACGAATCTCTATAATTGTATTCAGGAATAGTCAGAGAAGTTACTAAAGTTCTATATAAATTAATTTTAATTTTAGGAGTTAAAGGTCCAGCATCAATAATTTTTTTTATTTCATCAAACGGCACATTATTTTCTACCTGTTGAATAAGATTCTTTTTAAATTCTTCATACCTCGAAGAAATTAAATCACCCAATCGTTTAATTAATTCTCTTTTTCTGTTCGCTTTACTGACACTGACTAAATCCCCCTTTAAAATTTCGTTAAGTTCTGAGGCAGTATTTAAAACTTGACCATCTGCGCCCATTAAACCATTAGAACCTTTTATTTCTATCAAATTTTCTTTTAATGAAAGATCTCCTTCTGTTTCTTTTTTAGCATTAGAGATCAAAGTTAAAGCTAACTCTCCAGCACCAGAAGCAGGTTTAGTAACAGGAACTAAATTCCACAACTCATCTATCACATTAAAACCACTATTGGTCTCAAATAATGAATGAAACCAATCTGGAATCAAATCTTTCAACTCAATTCGATTTAAAGGTTTATTAATTAATTTTTCTTCTAAGAGGGAAGTTTTTAAATTTTCTAATGTTCCTGGGTATTTGATAATATTGCTTACTATTAAATCTTCTTTATCGAAAATATTAGAAATATTATCTATCAAATAATTCAACCTACCAGTTTTTCCCCATCCACTGACAATCAATGCCTTTTTAATAATTTCCTGTAAATTGGTTTTTTCTTCTGTTGTCGCAAATCCTGTTTCTTTTTTAATACTAGATTTAATTCGTTTAGCTAATTCATCAGAAACTTTAAATTCTTCTACATTATCACTTCCTTGTTGTTGCATCAAAATTTCTGTATCTTCATTGATCTGTTCGAGAACAACTCGATAGTAAGCTTGTTTGAGATTTTGAGGTTTATTAGAAGGAGTAGCTGTTTGATTTCTTACAGACTCATAAACCTTAGACAAAAAGTAATCTTGTGACATTGTTTAATATTTAACTTTAAAGGATAAATATTAACGATGCTATCAAAAGTATCAACATTTTATTATTCTTTAATTTTAAGCAGTCTTTCTGGACTGCTTTTTTTATATCATGAAAAAACTTAAAAAACCAAAAGCCAACAATCCTACTAATACTCAACCCACCAAAGATACTTCTCCTAGAGTCCATCAAAGAGAAAAAATAGATTATACTTTAAATTTGAGAGGATTAGATTGGACAGAAAAACAAAAAGCTTTTATAGAATTGGCCACAGACAAAGATACTCGAATCATATTTCTTTCTGGTCCTGCTGGTACTTCTAAATCTATATTGGCAGTTTATTCGGCTTTGGAACTTTTAAATTCTAAAAGAATTAGTGATATCATTTATGTAAGAACTATTGTAGAAAGTGCCGCTCATTCTATGGGGACATTACCTGGAGATGCAGATCAAAAGCTCCAATTTTTCGTCTCTGTATTGAATGACAAATTAGAAGAACTTCTTCCTTCTGGTGATATTAAAAGGCTTCATGCCGATGAAAGAGTTAAAGGTATGCCAGTCAATTATCTTCGTGGGGCTTCTTATAATGCTAAAGCTGTCATTGTGGATGAAGCACAGAATGCCAATTTCTCAGAATTGTTAACTTCTTTAACCCGTATTGGTAAATTTACAAAATATTTTATTTTAGGAGACCCTATGCAAACGGATTTGAAACACAAAGAACAATCTGGTTTCAAAGCTATGTTTGATTTATTCAATGATGAAGAATCTCAGAAGCAAGGAATTTATTGTGTAGAATTTACTAAAGAAGACATTATGCGTTCGGAAATTCTTAAATTTATTATTGAGAAAGTTCAACTCTATCGTGAGACTAAAATCGCATAAGTATTTTTATGCCTCTGGCACTCATAGAAGAACTCTATAGTGAAAAAGATTGTAAAATTATTAAGAAATTATTTCTTGAAGATCATACATCCAAAATTTCTTTAAGAGAAGCCATCGGTAACAAAATCATCATAGAAAAAGATAAAATTCTTACTACCAACCCTTTAGATGCTCTTTGTTTAATTTGTTTAACTGCCAAATTTGCAGCTTCTGAAGACGAGTGTCATCGAGTAGCTATAACCATATATCAATTTTTTGATAAACCTAAAGATTTAATTCCTTCATTAATAGATGATATAGGATTAGAGTTCGCTTCTAAAACATTAATTAGTTTGTCTTTTTGTGCCAAATCATTAGAAAAAAGATGGAAATATCACGGTGCGCCTTCTCCTTCTTTTTATCGTCAAATTTCTAAAACAATTTTTAATAATCACGGACAAAAAGACATAGCAGCTCATCATGAACAATGGGAAGGGTTTTTAGGTGAACTTTTAATATAAAACCTATAAATTAAATCATGGACCACGATTTAGCCGTTGCTCAACTTTCTTCTACATTTTTAAATACTCTTTCTTTTTTTGAAACCCCTGAGTTTCAAAAAATAAAACATGATGTTACCTCCTTTACTCATATGGTGACATCATTAGACCGTGACGTCACTGCTAACTTATCTTCAATTCCCATACACCCATATGAACGGTTAAAATATGATTATTTTGGTCCAGACTACACATATAATAAAACCATAGATGATATAGAAGACCCTGGAGATTTTTATAGAGAAAAATCTTTGGAATTTTTAAAAAATAAAAGAAAAGAACTTTTATCAACATCATTTCACAATTTAACATGTTGCGAAGAAGATAGAATTTACACTGCCTTTACAATAACGTCTGGTGAACAAATTTTACCAGATCGCGCAAGACAAAGAAGTTATATTGAGTTTTTAGAATTGGCTCGTTCTATTCCTATTGATAGTATCACAGATGAAAATTGTATGGTAATTGGTCGAAAACTTTTAGCGGAATTTGTTAAAACCATTTAGTCTGTGTATGGAAAAACTAAAGCACTAAATGCACTAGCAGCTGTTTTTATACCACCAATAACACCACCAACTAATTTAACTAAAGGATTTCCATTTTCTGTTGGGCCAACAGGTGCTTTAGAATTGCCACCGCCTGCATCAAATTTTTGTCTTACCACATCAGCTGAAGAATTGCCATCATGACTTATAGCAGGTACAGTCACATCATGTGAATGCGCTGCATCCGGCAAAGCATGAGAATGAGGATAATTATAAACTAAACCAATACCCACTGCAGTAATACATAATCCTGTTGGTGATGTTTCTATCGGAATTACACTATAAATCATATTAGACATGTTGTCTATTGTTTTTAAAATACTTCTTGGGTTGATAGGTGGCATACCACCCAACATATTAAAATCGGTTGTACTGTCCATTACCCATTTTAATAAATTTTGTATTGCTAATTTAGGAAAGCTTGAACTTGAACCACCCCACTTAGCAGGACCTGTAACATAATCTGTCGTTCCTGCAGCCACTTTAGTAGAAGTTTGAGAAGAAGGACAAGTTATAGATGCAGCATAAAGATTCTCCACATAAGCTCCACCAGCTTTAAAATTACCAGAACAAGAAGCAGATCCTTGAATAACCACTTCTCCAGCATTGCCTGAAGGTGTCAGAGCTATACTTTTACCATTAAGTTGAAGATGATCACCCTCAACCACAGTAGGTCCTCCATTAGTACCTAACGTAATTTCTGCCCCTGAAATTCTCACTTGCGTGCCATCTATACTAATAGGACCATATGACATCATTTCAATACCCTGAGCGCCCGTGGTCATTTTAAATTTATTACCACATTGTATATAATATAAACCTCCACCAGTATTTGCTGGTGGGTTATTGCCTACAATTTGATTAGTACCTTCCCCTTTTTTGGGTCCTTTTGTAGTAGGAACAGCCTTTTTAACTACTTGAGATTCTGGATAAGCTGCTTTGCCTTTTAAAACAGTAACACTTTTAGCGTTGTTTAAAGTTCTCCCCACAATAGTAACCTTAGCACCAGCAATTCTTTCTAACATACTGCCACCGGGAGAATGTCCTAATTTTGTTTCTAGCTCTCTAATTTTAGCCGCATTGCTTTTTAAAATTTGCGCTGCGGCTCTTTCTTGAGATTTTCTGTCTGTTGGGTCTTTTATAGATCCTGAATTACCACAAGTTTCACATTTTCCACCCAAAGCCGCTCTGCGTGAAACTGTTTTTTGACCCATTGTTAAAACCGAAATTAAATCACTAACAGCTGTAAGAAAATTTTGTAAACGAGGGAATAGTGTTTGTGAAGAAGACCCTTTTCCGTTTTGAGTCGCTAAAACCTGTCCAGTGCAAAACGGGCAAGGTATTTTACGTTGTCCTCCCCCACAACTATCTGAATTATTTGAATTTGCAGAACCACCACCAAATCCAGAACCCCCAGACCCTCCAGACCCAGAACCACCCGAAGAAAAAACACTAGAACTTCCAGTAGGAGATAAAGGAACACTATCTTGAGAAGCTTTTGATCTTTCTTCAACGGCTTGTAATCTTTTTTGTAATGCTAATTGATCATAACCTTGTCCTGGAAATTGTTGATCCATTTGCTCAAAAGAAGCAGCCAAATTATCATATCTTTGAGCTTGTGTTTTTGCAAATTGGGAAGGTGTAATTTTAATTATTTTAGCCATATGTTAATAGTAATTTATGAGTCTTGTGACTTGGCGTCCATGGCTTCATTTATAATTTTTTGTATTTCATCAGAAGCGTCGATTGCTTCTTGAGTCCAGTTACCAACGGTGACAAAAAGATCTTGCTCTACAAAATTATTAAAATTCCCTCTTACTCTTATTTCTTTATTTGCTTCAACTATATCATGGTTGTCACCTAAAACTCTTTGTACGTGGTTGTACATAGAATTAAATTGTGTATGGTCTTTAGCAAATGTTAAATTAGAACCGTTTTTATCAAATAGTTGAAAAGCAAAACCTTCACCTAAAGGAGATTCATTAGTAGAAGAAGATGAAGAAAACCCTCCACCATAAAAATTTGCCATAAATTTTTCAGTGCCTTTAGTTCCACTACCAAAAGCATCAGAAGCATTCTGATAAATGTTACCCCATTCTTTAGATCCAAATGAAGCCGCAAAGTAAACAGGAAATAAAGGATTACCGTCTCGAAAGAAAACCCAAACAGCCTGACCTTCTGAAGCATATCCAAACATACCCAAAGCTTGATTATTAGTATTTGGTCCTGATATTCCGTGATGAGGAGTTGGTGTTTGTGTAATGGCTTGATTATCTGAAGAAGGAACATCGGGTTCTTTATAATCAGACCCCATCATTTCTTGAACACTTGGTGCTGACGGGTATTGTGAATCGTAAGCTGCTAAAGCAGCACAAGGATCTCCTCCAAAAGTTTTATTTAATTCAGCCTGAAATGCATCTTTAGCGCCAGCACTTAATCTAGCTTCTGTATCTAAATTATAAGCAGGAATGGGATGTTTTCCTCCTGGTCGTTTGTAACTTTCAGCTTTTTTAAAATCACTTGAGGTTTTAGCGGAATTTACTAAAGATTTAAATTGTGGATCTTTGGCTGTTTGTTTAGCTATATGTTTAGCTAAAGAAGTCACTTGCGAGCTATAAGATCCTGAATTTTGTAAACCATATAATTTTTTATCATCATTGTTACATTGTATATATCCAGTATCTACTCTATGTGCTTTATCTGGTCTTTGTTTTATAAATTCTAAACCACTAGAATCTTTTTTATTTGGAAAAAAATTAGAGTATTTTTCAGTTGCTGTATTATTACCCCCGAAGGCAAAAGCATTAGTTACTTGCCTTCCTAAATTAAATACCTGATTTTTGACATCAGCTCCAGGAACTCCAACACCAGACTCCGCAGCTGCTATTCTCATTGCCATTATTAATTCATTTTTAGTAACACCTTCCGGGAGACCAGGACACTGACCAGATGCAGCAGCTGCTGCAGCTTGGGCATCAGGAGTCATTTGTTTATCTAAAGCTGCTGCAGCACTTTGTTCTTTGGTGGGAGATGGATCGATACTCGTAGTAGGAGCGGCATGGGGGAGTGCTGATGGAGATACATTAGGAAGTCCTGCTTTGTCTAAAGCTCTTAGTTGAGCAGCTTCTGGTGGCAAATAATAATAACCACTAAAATTATGAGGAACAGATCCACCTGGATTAATAGCCGGGGTGGTTCCAAAATAAAATTTTCCATCTGCTCCGACAGTTTCTACATGTCCGTATTGTGAACCTCCTGTAGGTTTACCCGTTTTTCTACTTAAAGTTCTGGGTTGTCCTCTTCTATCATCACTGTCATAAACCAAAAAAGATCCAGGAGGTGCTTGTCTAGGATCTTTAATAGGATATTTTTTAAATTTTAATTGATCAAATTTATCACCCCAATCTTGTCCATTTGCACTACCAATGCTTGCAGAATAACCATAAGCATCTGTAAGAATATTGAAAACACCTCTACCACAATTACCTGCTCCTGATTTTTCCGCTGCCGCTACACTCTGAGTAAGCGCTAAAGCTGTTGCTTGATCTCCTTGCACCACACGATCATTTGAAGTTGCATTTTGAGTATTGTTGTCCAGTCCTAAAAAGTCTTTAGCTTTAGACAAAGCAGCTTCTGCTGCACTGCCCACATTTCTCACCACTTCACTTACAAAACCTGAAGTATTACCTTTATAAGAAGGAGAAGCTCCTGTTATAGGTACAGCACATTCCGACCATGGTAAAATTTTTCTTAACTTTTCTACGATTATAGGATTCAAAGAACCGTCAAGTCCTTCTCCAATAACCTCAAAAGTTATATCTTCTCCTTTTTGATTCCACTCTTCATAAAGAGCAGGCATTATGTGTGGTATGAAAATTTGTACTCTGCCTCTATGGTCTGGGTCTTTTTCTCCTCCAGTTATTACTATTCCTAAATAATTGCCGTAATATTCTTTCATGTTATGATGCTTCTATGTCTGAAAATCTGGGTCGTGGTGTGGTTTCGGTGACTCCGTTAACGGTTCTTGTTATCGAACCGTCGGAATTTCTTGTTTCTGAAATTCCAGGTCCATTTAAAAGACCATCTTCCTCTGTATAACCATAAGCTGATTCTCCTTTACCTCCCCCAGATGTGGAAGGTGTGTATTGATTTTTATTTATCCTTCGTTTTTCATTATAGTGAGAGACAGAATGACCTTCTTTAAGCTCAGGTATATACCCGATAGGAGCATTAGGTCTACCAGCAAGAATAGGACCTACAACACCTGCATGAGTTTTAAAATTTTGAAATACATCAGCTAAAGCAAATCCCTGTACTTGTTCAAGTGCGCATTTAGAACCGAAACCCAAATTTCCTGTAAAATTTAATCCTGCCATATTTGATATTTTTGCTAAACCGCTTAACAAATCAGGAGGAAGAAATTGATCTAGAAGTCTTTCAGGGTTTTGTAAACCAGAAAGAAAACCCCCAATTTCACCTGGTAACATACCTTCTATTAATGATTGAGGGTCTTGTATTTTACTAAGAACATCGGTAACTTGAGGTGGTAAAAAAGAAGCAGCAAAATCAACAGGATTACTAAGTACGTTTGAGAATGCAGAAGTAAAATTACCTAATTGTCCTGTAATATTAGTAACAGCACTAATACCAAAAGCTCCTGCTATACCTCCTATTTGCCCCGCAAGAGTGGAAACAGAATCTAGTAGGGATAAAATAGATTGAATGGGAATAATACTATCTAAAAAATTTAAAAGTAATTTAAAAAAACCATCAATGACACTATTGACTAAATTAGATAAAGACTTCATTATACTTAAAAGTTGACTGTAAATATCAGCCAATATTTTAAGAGGTATTAATAATAAATCTTTAACCCCTTGATAAATGCGTTCCAAACCTGACATTATTTGTCCTGGCAAACGACCTAATACTTCTAATTGTAAACTTTGATTTAAACCATTAATTTTATCTCCCATACCAGGAGAAACGGAATTTAAAAGTTTAGTTGCAACATTACCTAATCCTTTTGGTCCTAACGGATCATCAATGACACCAGTAAGTGTAGCCAAACTAGAACCTACAAATTCTGAAACAGGGGTTAAATTAATTTCTATCTGTTTAGAAAATTTATCTAAACTTTGATTTAAAGCCCCAGAAATACCATCTATGTTGTTTGTTATGTTGGCAACTCCTACTGCAACATTTTGAGCATAATTACCATAAACTTTAGAATAGGTTATCTGTGCTGCGTTGCTAACTTTAGTACCCAAATTTTCAAATGAAGTTGCTCCTTTAGAAAGAGCATCGACACTACCACCAAAAAACTTTTCAAATTTATTACCACCCAAAATTTTATCAGAATTGGGGTTATTCGCTAAATGAATGGCTTGAGCAGATGATACACCAGACTGTGAAGGAGACTTACCGGTGGAATTAGAAGTGCCTAATTGATCAGACTGTGCTCTAGAAATAGCTAAAATTTGATCAGTAGTATACCCCTTTGTACGTAAATCTCGAATTTTTTTATCATCTAAACCACTACGTTCGGTAGTTACTTTCATAGGTTTATCTTGTGATCTCCTCCCAATCCATAGAAGCATAAACATCGGATCCTGCTGTATCTGATGCGACTGCTAATACAATTTCATAAAAAGTATTAGATAAGCCATTTCTTTCTAATTGAAATTTAAATAAATCTTCTTTTGCAAGATTTACAGGAACAGATCCTTGGTTAGACCCTACAGCAAATCCACCAGCTAAAACTCTTCCCCCATTAAAAGAAGAGGCACTAATATTATATTCTATAGAAGATTCATTCTCTGGTGAAATCCAGGTCCCTCCTGTAGTAATAGTTTTACCAATAATTTTCCAATTGTAATTAGCATTATTAGTAATTCCTAAAAGAGAAAGAGCAGATAAGATAGCAATAGCATCTGCTCTTGTTGATTTTAACCTCAAAGAAATTATCGGATAAAATGTTCCTTGATCAGTTAAGTCTCTTGGTGTTCCGATAGGAGTTATTGCATTGTATTGTGCTCCTCTTAATTCATAACCTCCTTCAGAAATAATCGTCGAACAAATTTGTTTTAAAGTGTGTGTAGAGTCGGTAGCTTCTTTGTTAGTAATTTCATATCTAAGAGGTAAACATGCGGTTGTAATATAGGTAGAGGATTCTACATTAGCATGATGAAAAGAATGACATACAATAAATTGACCATTAATAACAAACCCCATTCTAACTGTTCCTACCCCCAACCATTCAAGATCCATCCAAAGAATTTGAGCTTTAGTGATATCTAAAACAAACCCTGAAGCACCTGTCCCGTCTAATTTATCACCGTTCCATTCTGATTTATCTTTGATTACTTCTGAAACAACTCCGCCGACAAAAGTTCTTTTAACAAAACTTAATTGATTATCATTTAACTGTAAATAAAATCCATTATTTTTTCCGAAGTAACCTACACGTTGTCTAAGGTTAATAGCAGACGAAGCCATGACAAATGTATTCATGTTAAGTAATCCTTTACCAGGCTGATAAGAAAAAACTTTAGTAGTTTCACGAATGACAGAAGAACCAGAAAGGGTATTAACAGTTAAATCAATTAAACCTTGATTAGAATTAAAATTGTAAATACCACCAACAGCAGTTAAAGAAGACCATAATCCGTTATCTTGATATCTGTGAGAAGAATCAAAAAGTGTAACAGGCTCAGAAACCCTTAACCTACTAAAAGCATCAAAATTAGTAGAGGGAGCTAATGTAACCGGATTCACATTAAAAACATTTAATGCACTAAATGTTTCATTGATTGTAGCAAAATTATTTCCACTTTTATCTCCTATAGTTACATCATCATGAACAGATTCTAAATCTTGTGTGAATACTCTTAAAGCATTCAACCCATTATCTGGGTCTGACACCACATCACAATTAATACCAGAATTTTGATCCTTTATAGTTACTGCGCCTATAAACAAATCCCCCGCAGATAAAGATATAGACATATCTGAGAGATTAGTAATATAAGATGCTTTAGCATAAAGCGGTCTTCCTGCTCCTTCTACTGGGACGTAAGAAAATGTTTCACACAATCCAAAATTGTGTGTTGGTACAACACCCGGAGTAGTAGTAAGAACAGGATTTAAAGATGAAGCCATTTTATGTATTTATGGCTTATTTTTAAATATCACAATTTAAATTCCAAACACAACTAGGTATACATTTGCATCAACACCATTCACTCCTGATTGTTGGGATTGTACAGATATTCGCAAATAATCAGTATTAATCTCAACTACAGAACCACTTATTAAAGTACCTCCAGCTATAGAATTATCAAATACTGTTATTATCGGTACATAATTTGCATCAGTAAAAGGAGTTTCGAAATATATAGTATACTGACCTATACCTGTTTTACTAATAGTAGATACATTGAATGGGGATCCATTTGTAGTAGGTTGATTAGGTGTTCCATTAAAATTTACCCAAGCTTTAGCTAGAGATAACGGATTTACAGGATTCTTTAAATAAGAATCTTCTATAGAATTTATTTTAATACTAGCTTGTAATGAACGTGAACTATTATTATAAATTAATGATACAGTACCTGAATCCTCTGGTCTTATGGTATCAGCACTTAAAGCAATAATTTCACTTTCTAATGAAAGAAAGTTATTAACCAATTTAGGTCTACTCGTACCTATACATTCAGTTCCTGAAATATTTTGTACTAAAGTAAATGCCATATAAGTTATTTATCTTCAGAATTTTTAATAACAGTAATATCTACAGGTTCGTCTTTGATGTTTAATTGCTGTTGTGTATATCTTTCAATAAAAACTCTTTCTTGTTCTTTTGTAACCATTTCTACTTTAGGTGCTTCAGCATAAGAATCTACTGTAAGTGAAATATTATTTCTCACATCCTGAATTTTGTCATACATTTCAAGAAAATCATCAGACAATGTAATTTTATCTTTATTATTCATAAGGACGTCCATAACAATGTTAAGTTGCTTGAACAAAGGATAATTAAAATTATCCATAATAGCGATACCTGCTTTTTGATTTAAAGCAGACTCTAACATAACCCATTTTTTATCAATATTGGCTTCACGATAATCTCTGGGATGTAATTCGCTGATATGCTTTAATCCTCCAGTTTCATAATCACCCACATAAACATTCATAGTAGGATCAAATGAATCGGGCATTTCTTTAAAAAGACCGTTAGTTGGTTGGAAGTTTGTATAACCGATAAATCGGCCATTTTGTGAGAATAGGGCGTAGTTTTTCATTCGTCTAAAAGTATACTATAGTCTTCTGTGTAAATAGATTTGAGTCCAAATACTGCAGTGTATCTGGTTTTTTCCCTTACAGGATTAACCCAGTGCCATCTATATTTAGGAACATTGATTATATTACCTGTTTTATCTGGTAAAAATTTATACACGTTGTCATGGTCTTCGACAGTTAAACCATCCAAAGAAGAAGTAGATAAATTTGTTAATCCAAAATGAGAGTAATTATCTTTGTGTGGTAAAATATAATCACCGATTTCATATTTTTGAATTTGTAAAAAATGATAATCTCTTTCTTGAATATTGAAAATTTTTATAAGAAATTCTGTCAATTCTTTAGGCATGTCATAAATTTTTGATAATTTATCATAAAAAAGAGTTTGAAATTTAGAAGCACCAAATTCTTTAGTAACAAAATCATCTCTATCTTTAAATTTGAGATTTTTTTTATTATTTTCTAAATATTCGTAAATATTGTCTAGTGTTAATTCCATATTAATATATAGCCCAAGATGAAGGATTATTCCAGTTAATAGTAGAAGCAGTAGAAGCTCTACTAAATTTAGGAAAACCTGTATCTACATTATATGTGCTTCCATTATAAGTTAATTTATAAACTATAAAAACCGGAGTGTAAATATTATAATAATCACTAATATCTACTTCCCATGAATACCCAGCATAAGCAGTAGCTGTTCTTGTTTCCCATCGCTGATAGTATCTATAACGACCACCAATACCACCAATACCTATGCTAACTCTGTATGTTACAAGTACCTGATACTGATATGTATAAGGCACACTACCAGACCCTGATCTGTTATACGAGATAATTGTGTTATACCAACCTGTTTTTTGATATACCACATAAGCGATATCACCAGTCTTAGAAAATTGTGGTAAATCCAATCCACTAGATTTGTTAACAAAATTTTGAATGGTAGTTTTAGATGGTAATGTTAAATTATTAGCATCTAGTCCACTCTCTGGGTCTGTGGCTGAATTTGGACCATAATAAAAAAAAGTTCTTACATTAACTATACTATCTATTCTTTTTTCTAAAGTACATGCTACGTCCTTTAAAACTGTAAAATTATTATTAATTTTAGGAAGAGAGTCTCCTATATTTTCATTATTATAAATTAATTGCACATCTTGTAAATTTGATTCAGCCATAAAAATATTTAAATCCAAGATTGATAAGTTGCCCAATTTTGAGGGGAGTTCCAATTAGATGTTTGAATGCCTGTTTTACTAGTAAGACCTTTAACTATTTTAGGATATCCCATATCTACATAATATTGATTTTCTAAATATGTTAATTTATAAATTACAAAAGTTGGAGAGTATTGAGCATTAAGATCTCTTGTAGTATTTTCGCTACCTATTCGATTTTGTGTTTTTAAGTTGGCTTTTATAGATGCAAAAAGTTTATTGTTTGAATAATCTGCACTAAATAGTTGGTAAGTTGGTGGGCCGTAAATTGGGTGATTTCTATTATCACCATAACTATTAGGACCGTCAGTAACATTTATACTAAGATTTCCCCCAGGATGATAAAAGGACACACCCTCCGACGCTAAACCGTCATTAACAACATTTGAATCATCCCGAATATCGCTTTTTAAAGTGGTTAATAAAATTAATTTGCTTTTATTAATTTCAGTATAAAAAATATTTACATTCCCCCAAAACCATCTATCACCCGTTTGCCAAGCACTCCACGCACCGCCTTTGTATTTTATCGTATAATTTCCTGCAGGAAAGTAACCAAAAGACTGAGCTTTTGGGTTTGTTACTGTTGCATTAGTTGATACAGTTGCTAATGGGACTTTAGCATCCGCTCTGGTTGTTCCTGATGTTAAAGAAAAAAGAAATTGTGAACCAATAACCTGTTTGTATGGAAGTGGAGCACTTCCTATTGTTTTTTTACTTATCGGGTAACTTTCAGACCACACTACATTATTTCGATTCCATTCCATCCAAGTATCATCGCCACCATTATTACTATTTCCGCTAGCGGTATAACTAAATTGTGTATTGTTATTTTGTGGTGTTCGAAATTTTAAAACAATGTTACCATAATTTTGAACACTACCATTACTATATGCTGAAGCTGAAATGTAGTCATCTACAGGATACCACTTATTAAATTGAAGTAAAGTAGAAGAAGCTTCTCTAGAAGCAATAACAGGAACATCACCTTGAAAACCTGTTTTTTGATATATCACATAAGCAACATCACCAGGGTGAGAAATAAATGGTAAATTTAATTGAGTAGGACTATTAACAAAAGCCTCTATAGTGATATTAGTAGGTCTGGATATTTGATTATTTTGCATACCAGAATCGGAAACCAATTCCGCATTGGGGCCATAATAAAAAAAAGTTCTTATCTGTTTATATGTGTCTATTCTTTCTCTTAAACTACATAATAAATCATTAAGCTGTGAAAAATTGTTATTAATTTTATCTAAAGAAGGTCTTAAACATTCTGAACTATCTATATTCTGTATAATGGTGTCTTTACATTTTTTAGCCATATTTAGTATTGTTTCCAGTTCATGGGATTATTCCAATCTGGGGATGATAAAGTTTCTGCTTGTGAAAATTTGGGAAACCCTTTAGTTACATTATATTTATTCCCGTCATAAGTTAAAAGCCAAATAATAAAAATAAGAGAATATGTATTCAATTTTTCTGGTGTAGTAGTTGACCAATCGACTAATTGTTCGTAATATCTCCCTACAGTCCCTACAGCTAATGCAGTACCACGGGTTGTTCTTATAACCGGATTATTATAGTAACCTGTTTTTTGGTAAATCACATAAACCTGATCACCATAATTGGAAATGGGGCATACATTTAATTGGTTTGCATTATTAACAAAATTTTCTATAGTTGTATTAGAAGGTCTTGATGTGACTCCATCTTGCATATCACTGGTGGGATTTTCAGACGCATTAAATCCATAATAAAAAAAAGTTCTTGTTTGTATTGTTGTATCTAATATTTCTTTTATATTAAAAAGTTCTGTTTGAAGATTATAAAAATTATTGTTAATTTTTAATAATGAATCCCCTATATTTTCTGAAGGTCTGATTGGTACTGTGTAAGTTGGACATTTAGCCATTTATGATATTTATGTCTTAGAAGTAATTTAACAATTAAAATGCAAAAGAAAACCCCGATCTTTCGATCGGGGTTTGTTGAGACTCTTTTGTTGTATCTCGATTAGAGATAGATGGCTGCTGAACCAGGTGTGAAGCTTTCGCCGAAACCAGTACAGATTACAAGGTGGTAATAAAGATCAGCACCCCAAATGTTGTCAACAACACCATAGCGGGTCAAGAGACCAACGCGTGGTGAGAAGTCGTTTGGAGCAACAGTTCTTTGTACCATGACAGGAATGTATGGGCAATATAAAATACCGCTATCATACACTTCACTGCCTTTGTAACCTAAGAGAGCATAGTCAACAGTAGTGACGCGTTGGTTGGCGTAGCCAGCGTTTGCGTAACTATTTGCTGCTTGTGCTTCAGTACGGGTATCACGATAGATCTGGAAACGACCTCCAACTGAACCAACCTTAGCAATACCGACAGGTGATGTATTTACATTACCTTGGGTAGGAAGGATGGAGAAGTTAGGAAGGGTTTCAAGAAGAGCACAGACACGAGGGGTAGCGATGATGAAGTTGGCGGGTCCGCGGCGGTTGCGTACAGCAACACGGTTAGCTTCAACAACAATTCTGTTGTAGAAGTCACGGGCACGCTCAGCACTCCAACGACCATCTGCAGAAATTGCAGACCAGGTTGAAAAACCTTTACCAGCGCCAGCATTGAGGCAAGTTTGAATCATACGCGCGATCATTTCGCGGTCGATTTCAGCTTGGATCTCATAGCTCATAGCATTGGTAAGTTCGCTATCGATGTCGATGCCATTCATGTTTCTTAGATCTTGCTCGAGTTCAACAGACCATTTAGCAGCGAGGCGGCGTGTGCCGGCTTCAACTGCGGTCTTCTCGAATGCAACGGTTACTTGAGGGATCTTTGAGGACAACTCAAACTGGGAAAGAAGTTGGGCAACACCAGCATCCTCTGGGAGGATCTGGAAACTATCATGACCACTAAGCTTTGCACTGGATGTACCAGTGAAGGCGGTGTTCAAGTAGTTGTAACCAATTTCTTTACCTTGTGATGTAGCTGTATTTCCACCTGTAGGACCAACGGCATTGCTGCCATCACCATTAAGGCTATAACCGAGAGCGTTGCTCTCATATTTATAGCGCATAGCGAAGGCAAGACCGACTGGACCAGTCATGGGTTGAACACCAACGATTTCGTTAGTAATCAACTCAGGGAAGGTACGGCGTAACATCGGAATGAGAACCTTAGGAAGGCGGGAGTCACCAGTGGCATAGGTATCGCTGTTAGGTACAGCTCCACCATATTGACCAGCGTTGACAGTACCGAATACTGATCCGGTTCCACCTGCTTGGTTGGAGGCCTCGAAGCACCACTTTTCTTGGTTTTCAAGAATCATGGCTGTGTTCAAGCGAACACGTTCATCAGAGATAGGAGCGACTTTGTTTGAAGAATAGTCCAATACTGGTGCCCATTTTTCAACAAGTGACTCGGCCTTTGATTTATCGATGTGTAGAAGTTCCATAGTTTTTTTTTCTCCTTTGTTATAAAGAAACGCGAGTATAAAAAAATTAATGTCTAAGATTTAACTTAGAACCATCTAATTTTTTCATCTCATTCAGATATCCGCTAACACCCTTTTCCTTTTTGAAAGGTGTTACAGAAATTTCCTCTTCAAGAAGATTTTCGGTTACAGGAACATCAACAGCCTCAACTATCCGTTTTTGAACCTTTTCCCTAGCATTCTCTTCTTGTTCGGTCACTTCCTTATCGAACATCTCAACTACATATTGGTAATTTTCCAAAATGTATTCTGCAGACTTGCCTCTGAGGAGCTTAGTTACATAACCTTTAGCTGACTCAGGTAAGTCTTTAGTTTTTTGTTCAAGCAATAGAGCTGACTGTGTTTGATTGAATTTATTATTCAAATCAGTATTAGCTTCTAATGCTTCATTCAATTCCTTTTTTAAGGAATCGATTGTTTTTTTACCATCAACAAGAGCTTCTTTAATTTCTCCGTTGATGAAATCTTCATTAATTCCAACAATTTGACGAATTTGGTTGAGAAGCTTTTGTGCTTTAATATTTTCAACCGCTTCGCTGATTTGGTTTGTAGGAACAGTCTTTTCGAGATAAAGATCCATATAGTTGGATACTTCTTCTACGATTCTTTCTTGGAAAGTCTTGGCTTCTTCATTAAGAATATTTTCATACTTCTCAACGATGTGTTGGAGTTTTTCAGTGTGATCTTCATCAATCTTGCTGATAACTTTATTCAATTTTTGTGTGTGATCAAAATCAATAGCTTCAACAAGTTTTTGAAGTTTATTAGAATGATCAGTATCAATAGCTTCAACAAGTTTTTCTAACTTGTCTGTGTGTTCATCATCCATTTTAAGAAGAGCAGCTTCTGTGTGAAGTTGTGTCTTTTCGTTAACAGCTGTTTCGAAAGCTTCATGAACGGCTGTTAATGTTTCTTCGGTAATGAGGTCTTTGAATTGTTCTTTAAGAATTTGCTTGAAGTCCATAGTTATAAATTTATTTATCTAAATTGGGTTTATTTTTCTTGTTTATTGACGTGTTCACGTACTTTATTTTTAATTTTTTCAGCAACAACTTGTTGTAAACTGTTTTGTGCTGAAGAATAATCTTTATTAGCAATGTTACCAATAAATTGACGGATGGATGTTTTAACTTCTTCGTTCATAAAATTATTTAACCTTTCTTAATAGTATTAATAAAGTTTAAGAGAGCTTCTTTGAGAAATTGGTCTGTGCCGTGTCTGGGATATGTACGAAGAGTTTCATTTAATTCAGCATAAGCTTTAGCTGCGCACTCAACAATTGATCCGTCTGGTTTAACCATCCATTCTTTGGATTCCATAACAGATTCTAACATAGCATTTTGAACAGAGGGTTGATGAACTACATCTAAACAAATAAGATGAAAGTTAGAAACGTTCTTAGTACCACCAGATTCGGTAATGTTACCTAAGGCTCGAGAAGAAATACCCATGGTGATGTTGTCTTGGATTAAAGACTTTAAAAGTAATCCCATCGGAGTATTAAGAACTTGAGATTTACCCATAAAGTAATTTCCGTTTTGTTTTAATTCAGTAACTAAGTGACAAGCATTAATCGGATTAACTTCAGTAGATTGTGGGTGGTTCATTTCACCAATAGCTCTACGAGTTTTAATCATACCTTCAGTGTAACGATTTACTTCTTGAACCATTTCATCTAAACGATAAATTCTACCATTTTGATTTTTTTGTTCTGCCATTAAAAACGGTCCAGTGATGTAAAGTTTTTGTTCACCTTGGCGATTTTTCTCCTCGATCATAAAATCAAGGCCTTCGTGGATGTCTTCTACTAAGAATTTTAGTCCCATGTTAGTATTATTATTTATCTAATACAGCTTACATTTCCATAAATAGTTGATATGTTTACTATTCTTTTATTTTTAACTGCTTTGACTGTAGCTGGATGTGCAGCTTATTTTTCAGTTTTGGGTATAGCCACTTTATTTTCTGGTCATTATTTTCAAGTTTTAATTATGGCGGGATCTTTAGAATTGGGTAAATTAATTGCAACCTCTTTTCTTTATAGATACTGGAATAAAATTGTTTGGTTTTTAAGATTGTATTTAGTGTGTGCTGTTTTAATTCTTATGGCAATTACTTCTATGGGTATCTATGGTTATCTTTCTTCAGGATTTCAAGTCAATGCAGGGAAATTGGAGACCATTGAAAAACAAGTTTCTTTAATAGAAGAACAAAAAAATATTATTTCTAAAGAAATTGAACAAAATAATAAACGTATTGAAATTTTAAATGAAGCTAGAAAAACTCAAGAACAAAGAGTTCAACAAGCAGGCAATTACAAATTACCTAGAGAACAAGCTTACGCAGCGATTGAAAAAACTAATGTAGAACTCAACAATGTAACATTTAAAAATGATCAATTAAAACAAGAACAATTTAAAAAAGATAATGAAATTTTAGAACTACAAAAACAAAATAACCAAGTCCATGACATTGGAACCTTTAAATTCGTAGCGGAATCTGTAGGGCTACCTCTAGAAACCATTGTTAAATTTTTCATCATTATTATTGTTTGTGTATTCGATCCTTTAGCTGTTTCTTTAATACTTTGTTATAATATTGCTTCGAGGGGTTCTGTTCTTAAAGAAGAAAATATTATTAGTGAAAAAAAAGAAGAAATAGAAACACCAAAAGAAAAATTTATTTTTGCTCAAGGCCACGGTATTAATAAAAAATAATTACTTTGTAAAGAGATGTTTTTCTGTTAAAACACAAAACTCATAAGATTTCTTTTTACACCATTCTTGAGCACTTTTCCACTTGCATTGATTCTTGACATACTCAGCTTGTTTTCTTAAAAGAGATTTAGTATTTTTACCTGGCTTTGGGGGAAGAGTTTGATTGTGTGGTTTAATTTCTACTAAATATTTTTTTATACTTCCATCTTTTATTTTTAAAGTAAGATTGAAATCTACAAAATATCTATGAAGTTTTTGTGTCATGGGGTTTTGATAGGGGATAATAATAGTTTCAGACCCCCAAGAAATAACAGAGGGATTAGCATCGCACCATTTCATGAAAGACAGTTCATAGGATGATCGATATATAATAGGTGTAGTACCTTTATACTTGTCTTTATTTTTACAAACAAAAACTCCCTGTTTAAATTTGGAAGTTCTTTTACGAAACATTTTACCAATCTTTACAAGCTTGCGCATTGGCGCTGCCTGGTTTAGCTTGAGAACATTTATGTCTTGCTCGGAACGCTTTTTTGCGTTTTGTGTTTCCTGATTTTCCTGTCACCTTAACCCCCTTTTGACCCCAATGAATTCTTTTATAAGAACCATCTGGCTGACGAACACAAGCCATCCATTTTTTACCTTTTCGATCACTAGATCTTTTTTTGGTTGGGCCTGTACATTTTACCCCTTCTTCTAAAATTTCTAAAACAGTGTTATTAAAATTCATAAAAATATTTAACAAAAAATTAACCTAAAAAGAACATTGGTGGTGTTACATCTTCACCTAAATCTTTTAATTCTTTTTCCAAAGTATCTCTTTCTGAAATTCCTTGTTGTTGAAAGTCCTGGTAATTTACTGCTCCCCCTCCAAATAAATTTGTACCAGGAAATTTACCTCTTACATTAGCTACACTCAATTTAGATAAAGCTAATACGTATCTTTGAATCCATCTTTCTTTAACTAAATCTTTAATAGGTCTTTCGATGTAACACCCTACTACTCCTAAATAAGTATGGGTTTCATAAGGTTCTGGAAGAATTCTTAAAATTTGAGTACGGGGATCAAATCTAAATTCCGGGGTTTGAGCTAAAACTTTTTTTCTCGTATCAATGAAGCCTTTTAATACCTCCCATGTTACTAAATCAAATCCAAAATTTCCTATCATATAAGACGAATAAATTTGATTCGCCATAGCAGTTTCTAAAGTAAATAAAGTATTAATACCTGTAGTTTCTCCATACTCAAAAGAAAAACAATTTACTACTTTACGATAACTATCCATATCATAATCATATCCACCAGAAAGTCCTTCTGAATTAGTAGTGTATAATTCTTGAGTGGTATTGATTAAAGTGTCAACTCTCATCCCCAACCCTGGAGTATATTTTCTAGAATCAAAAAGCAAATACTCTTCAGTATACCCGGAATATTTAGTAAAGTATTCAATAGCCAAATCAATGTTGAGATAAATTTGTTCATCTGCTATTTCTACATTAACGAGGGGTTCACCCAATAAGACCCTTACTCTACGAGCCAAATCTATATAACTTGAAGTTTTATTTTGTAGTTGTGTAGAACCCCCAGATAGTAAAGGTAATGTAGTTGGAAAAAAACTCATATTATATACTTATATGTTAGTAGTATGCGGAACTAATATACTTGCTTTTTGTATGCCTTGATTAATAACTTTTTGATTATTAATAATCTGCTGAAGTGTTCCAGTAGTGCCAAATTCTAATTCATTTCTTCCAGTTGTAATTGCATCTGAATAAAGCAATATTGTACCAGCAACGTCTACTTTCGCATAAATCGTACCGCTTAAAGTAACGCCACTAACAACATCTCCATATAAGAATCTATAGATGGTTCCTGTTAAGGTATCTCCTTCATTTGTATTATTGTCTCTATCGTTTTCAGTCGGGAATAGAGTAAGAGAAGTTACACCACCAAGTATCAATTCACTATTAAGGTTTGCTGCTCTTATTTTAACATCGTCAGAATAGGTGGTTCCGTTTTGAGCAACAACATTTCCATTAGAAACGAAAAGAATATCTTCACTTAATCCGGAGCATTTCAATGTTAATAATGTAGAACCATTGTATGTTAATACACTACCAGCGGTAGCATCTAATGTAACATTTTTATTGATAGTTAAAGAACCAAATGCTTTACCATAAAACGGAACATAATCAATACCAGAAGATGTAGTTGTCCAGTAATTTAAATAATTGTAAATTTTTTCTGATGTGTTTAAATCTGTGTAAGCCGAAACTGTAGCAGGATTAGAGGTTACAAAATTGTCAGGGGTGTAATTAGGAGCGATATCTATTGTTGCTCCAACATTACCATCAACCACAAACGAGCCTTGGATATATTGATAACCATATCTTGCTATTTTATATGTCCACGTACCAGTAGCATTAGAAGGTAACACGATCGTACCATCAGTATTTTGATAATACTGTCTTGTTCCAGTATCATCATATACCGCTAAATAACCACCATTAAGAGTTACATTTAAAATAGTTGGAATAAAATCGGCAATTTCTGCATCCAAACTGTTTGCAATCGTTGAATTTGTTTTCTTAATTGTAACGATTCCGCTACCATCATTTTGAACAGTATCCATTGTACAATCCGTGTACTCAATGGTTGTGTTAGAGTTAGTATTATATGCAAGAGTTCCTTCCATATATATTCCAGATAAACTAACCGGAGTTGCTTGGAATACATTTCCATATATATCGATTTCCCCAATCGTTGAACCACTTGAAAGGTAAATGTTACCAGTTGTTCTTAAGCCAATAAAATTGCTTCCACTTGATAACAAGGGAGTTTTAATAGTTAAAGTACTTGAAGCACTTGCATATGCAAAACCAGTAGATGCTGAATTATTAATTACAATATTTTTAGAACCAAAGTCTAATATGTTTCCGTCTTGTGTATAAAGATCAGTATAAGCAGTTAATGATGGATTTGTAACCGACCAATAATTTGATGCATCATAAAGAAAATCAAGATTATTAACAGTAGAAATAGCTGATACTTGATTCTCCGTTAATGTTGTTAAAGTGTTAACTGTTCTGTAAGGGAATGAATCAAAAACAAACCCATAATGTCTCGCATC